GGTGAGTGCAGTTGAGTTAACCGCTGTATATCCCTGAACGCCTTCAATCCCTGCGGTATTATATCGCATGTTCTGAAGGGTCTTGAAATTTTCCGGGCCTATCTGTGCAGGGTCGGCATCGGGCATCCACGCACCTTTAAACGTGTGCCATTTCTCGACAAGGGGCGTGTCTTCCTGTGCCATGGCAAACGATGCTATGAGTACAAGAAATATGATTAAAAGTCGTTTCATCGAACGGGTTCCTCTGCCTGCTCACGAATAAGCTCGTTAAATTCACCACGATACCGGTCAAGCTCGGCCTGATACAATGCCATTATTTGAGCGTATGAACCGAACCTTCTATCTTTCAAAAATCCCTGTGCGACAACATAGAAAGTTAATGCCGTGTCGTAAACCGCAGGGGTTGTTACGGCTCCACTTGATGCTATATCAGAGGGTCGGGTTACAAGATAAACTGTTACTGTCTCAGCCGTTCTAGCCGCTAAGGCTGGATATATGCCAATTTTCCCGGCATACTCGTACCAGTATGCAGGTTCTTCGCTATCAGGTTCCCCAACGCTTCTCACGTTGCCTTCGATCAATCCCTTGCTGCCGACGGAATCAACATAAACAACCGCCTTGACTGTGATATACGCGGTTGACAAACTATATTCTATGGTGTCTGAGATCAGATCAACGCTTTCGGTAGCTTCGGTGCAGTGTGCCTTGGCCGCAAGATCCTTCATGCCGTCATTGACCCACCTTAAAAGCTCGGTGTCGTCAAAGAACTCATTAGCATCGCCGGAATCTTCGTTAAGATAATACCGGGCATTTGTGATAATAGCTGAAGCCAAAGTTGAAGATGTTTGTTGGCTTCCTGCAAAACACAATCCGGCAAAGAAAAGAATAAGGAGTATGATTAATCGTTTCATATGTACCTCTTGATTCTTGAAACATCGCTAAGGTTCCAGCCTTCTTTTGAAAGCGCATAGTTTCCGCGAATTTGTGACAGGCATAAATTCCAAAGGTTTGTATTTTTCTCTACCGTTGTCTTGAGGCCGTAAAAGTTTTTATGGTCACTGGCCGGTAGCAGCATTAAATCCATAACCCCGTAGGCTACAATCCCGAAGTGAAACCTTGATGGTATGTCGGTTATGGAAGATGGCATGTACCTATATAAAAGGATGATGTCGTAATCAAAATCGGGATCGTCTACCCAGATATTGTCGTCTTTTATGTAATATTTGGTTGACTGGTCATTGGTGGCTTCGGTATCAGGGATTCTGAGAATCTTTGTAAAGTCAGCGTCTTCTTTGAATATCAGCCCGCCGGATGAGTATGTGACTGCGAAAACAGACCCGTTTAATGTGAAATTCGAAGTATCAATTACAGTTATTTTCCAAGTTCCGTTGGCTTCAACTGAACCGACTATACCGGATACCGTAACGATATCGTTTGTTGACCTGCCATGAACCGCGGAGGTCGTTATCTTGCACAACCCCCCGGATGTCGCAACCCCGGAGACGGCAATTGCGTTCGTTCCCATATCAAGAACCCGGACAATATTATTTACATCCGTAGGCGGTACAAAAACATGATCGCCGTAAGTCGCTGCCAGGGCCACTCTTTTTGTAAATCGTTCCGGATCAGCGTTTAAAAGCTCCATCCCGAGCAAGCCAACAGCTGTTGCAACTGTTTCGGTAAATCTCGTTGCTCCCAACTTTCGCGCCTGGACTTCTCGAAGTTCGAGCCTGATTCTGCTTTTTAGTGCAGCGTCATTCATAATAGATCCTTATACACCTTTTCCCACAACCGTTTGGCCGTTACAGGGATGCTGTGTTTTTCTTCAACCCACGCCCTTGTCTGTTGCTTCATTGAGAGAATTTCTTTGTCGGAAAGGCTTAGAATATTAATCAGCGTTTCTTTTAAAGTTTCCGGATCGTTGGCAATGTTAAGCGAACATGAACCGAACTCTTTTTTGTAAAGGTCTTGAGCCAGAGAATGAGTGATTGCAATCTTGCCAAGTGCTGCGGCTTCAAGCGCTGCATTGCCCCATTCACCATAGATTTTCCCCTGCGCTTTCATTTCCATGGCTTCAATGATGATGTCGCAATCTCTAACCCTGTTCAGACTGTCCCTCCACATCATCCGCCCTGAAGGTTTATCATCCTTAACACCGACGTACTCGAACCTGTCCCCGTACTTTTCCTCAAGGCTTTTCATAATCTTAATTATTTTTGCAGTTCCCTTATGCTCGGGAAGGGACGGGAAGTGGCCTATTTTTAATTTCTTTCCATGTTTTTTAAAGTCCGGCTTTAGAAACTCAGTATCGACAGGGTAATAAACCCACTGCTCGTTATTCGCACCATGGCCTAAAAGGTCGGGCATTTGAATAATTGTGGTATTGACTACCTTATTATAGTTCGGGTTCAGCATTTCATGATTGGCCCGGTAAGCCCCGCCGCCGTGCTGCATTACAATCTTTTTTTCTTGGAGATTAACGCCTGGATGGATTAGAGTCGACGTTATGAAATGAAGAACCTTTGCCCTTTGCGCAAGCCCGTGTAACTCGAAGGCTTCCAGGATTAAACTATTATTCGGAAGTTTGGCAAGGACGGGATGAATCGGAATCTGCTCAGGATAATAGAACGGATGAAACTCCCCCTTGAGAGCAAGAACATCCAACCCAAGATACTGAAGACATTTGAAAAATCTCCACCCGGTATTCGCCCAATCATTTTTAACTAACATTAAAACATCAAACATTTTTCCCCCTTAAAACTCTTGCAGGGTTGCCAACCATGACATCCCCCGGCAATACATCGTTTAATACAACAGCGCCTACCCCAATAAATGCGCCGTCCCCGATAACCGTTTTTTGCCCAAAACCACCACGAACAGTTGAGTTCAACCCGAACCAGCAATCCTGACCGACCGTGACACTCCCTGCCAAGATCGTGCCTGCTGAAATCTGAGTTCTCGTTCCTATATAACAGTTGTGAGCGACATGAACGTGGTCGTCTAATTTAACTTGTGACTCCAAAATGGTGTCATACACTGTGCCCTGAACTACCGTTGTGTGTGAACCGATCTCGACATCATCCCCAATTAAGACACCACCAGTATGCTCAACCCTGATTAACTTGTCCCCGTCCCGTTCAAACGAAAACCCCTTTTCCCCAATCACTGCGCCGGACTTGATTAAACACCGATCACCTATAGATACATGCCCACGGATGACCACATTATCATGGATCTCAGCACCCTTTGAGATAACAACGTCAGGGTCGATGGAACAGTTCTTGCCTATCCCCGGTGTTAAATCCTTGGCCCTTGATTTGGCAAACTCAAGTCGTTTTAAATCACCCATCTTATGACCTCGAATGCTTCAGCATATTTAGTGTTTATTTGGATCCCCCGGCATCTTGCGTGCCCTGCTGTTATCGTAGGGTCACAGAAGGGCCGCCATGTTTGAGTCTTGAAAATGCTGATTGCTTTTATTTTGTTTGCAATGTCCTTTGAAGAAAGCCTGAAGTATGTTTGAGTCTGGTGGAGACCTATGTGATTCCAGAATAATTCGTACCCTAAAAGTTTCCGATCTTTAAAGGCCCGTACACCTTCTTCTGAAATACATTTGTGATCTTGGTGGATATCGAAGGTGGATGGGATAAAAACGCAGTCGGGGTCAATTTCTAACTTCATTCTGGTCAATGTCTCTAGAATGTCTTGCCGGTGTTCACTGAATCTTCGTATCTCATAGTTGCAAGTTACCAGTTCGAATCCCATTGATTTCGCTGATTTTAGCTGTTCTCTCTTCCAGTGGTCTAAAGACATGCCAACAGGAACAACTTTGGGAACATCGCAAAGTACGGCAACAGTTACCCGGCTTCCGGATCGGAGTAATCTTGAAATTGTACCACCGCATCCAATCTCGGCGTCATCCGCATGAGGGGCTACGATAAGAACATTTTTCAATCTTCCACCTCTATTGCCTCCGTAAGATGTTTGGCCATGTGCTTATTGTAAAAGTATTCGCTGGTATACTTCTTTCCGCAAATACCGCAGACGTATTCTGGTTCAACGGGTGCGGCTTCTTCTTCCGGTACGTCAAGTATTTTTTCCACCGGTACAAAGTCTCGTATTCCTTTGAAAATGTTTCCGTTGTACTTCATCATCCAATCGGCATCGGACTTAGGCATTTTAATCCATTGCCCAGGAATGTATTCTGTCTCGATTTGTTTCAGGTGCTTGTTTTTAAAAACGAACGCTTTCTTCCCTATATATTTTAATTCGACCATGACACCTCCTTAAAAGGTGGACGGGGTACAGGGGAGTATACCCCGCCCGGTGGCCACCTTATGCTTCATCAGCTATGGAATCGGTCATCTTATACGTGACCGAAGCATAGATGATTGTACTGGTGGGTATTTTTGTGGCTCCCGTTTTATTGAGAGTAAGATCAATGGTGTCATCGGCTGTAAACTTATGCAAAAAGCCTTCAACTTCTCCACTGTTCATGGTGAATACAGTCGTGCTAAGGATACTGATCCCATCATAGAACGCATCTGCGTCACCGCCGTACCCGACATCGGAATCGGTACACCCAGCAGGCAAAGCTGCCGAGATAAGAACGTCCATTACTCTCGCATTCTTCGGGATCGGGAGCAACTGAATAACATCACCGCTGACAATAGAATCATCGGCAGTAGTAAAAATAACATGCCTGTTAAGCGTCACCCCAGCAGGTACTCGAAAATCAGGCATAATACCTGCATCGACGGCATCTGTAGTGTGTGTGGTCATATTGTTACCTCCTTATGCCTCGTCATTTATGGCATCAGTCATTTTGTAAGTAACGGATGCATAAATAACTGTGCTGGTGGGTATGTCGGTTCCTCCGCCCTTGTTAAATGTTATATCTATTGTGTCGTCTGCCGTGAACTTGTGCAGGAAGCCGGCAACGGCCCCGCTGCTCATATTGTAAACAGAAGTATCCAAGAGATCCAAGCCGTCAAAGAATGCATCAGGATCGCCACCGTAGCCGACATCACACCCTGTATATCCAGCGGGGAGCAGTGCCGAAATAGATACGTCAATAACTCTGGCGTTTTTCGGAATCGGGAGCAACCTGATAACATCTGCGCTTGCGATTACCTTGCTGGCGGTTGTATAAAGAACGTGCCGTGTAAGCACAACTCCTGCCGGCACTCTGAAATCAGGCATAATGCCAGCGTTTACTGCATCTGAACTGTAAGTCGTCATCTTATTACCTCCAATGGTTTACGCATTCGGATCACTACAAAAAGTGTCTACTGCGATACGTCCGAACCATTTGCTGTTGAAGTACGTTCCCTTGACTCCGTAAATCGTACCGGCTGTGATCGCCAGCGCGTTTCCGCGGTCGTCCTTTTCCTCATTCCAGGAATAACGGAACTTTCCACCGTCTCCACCATAGGCAACAACAGCGGCCTGTGCCCCAAGAAGCAGGGAACGGGAAGCGGTCATGTCTGTGGCGCATGAAGTCGTATCATCCAGTCGGATAACGTTACGGTGCTTGTGAAGAATAACTCCGGCGTATTCGCCCAGAGCGTTCTTATAGAGGTCTGATTTCGGCCCGTCTGTGGCCTTATGGATTTCGAGCCAGTCATTCTGTGACAAACCGGTTCTCAAGCTGTAGGCGTTCCAGGGGTGCATCAGCAAAACGTACTTGTCTTCACCGTCAATCCTGAATGGCTGAATCAGCGGATCAAGGGTTTCAATTTTGGAAATGAGTTTTTCGGTAATGCCAATATCCATTGTGTCGGTTGCGGTGATTGTTGCAAGGGTTGTAGCGGTCCCGCCGTAAACCACGTGATCGCTGTCGGGGGAATTGAAACTGTTTGTGCAGCGGCCTGTGTAGCTGACACCAACATGAAACGAGGTATCGATTCCACGCGCCCCGGCCAAGTACATCATGCACTGCTCATCGCTGTCTTCTGCAAACCATGTAGCAAGAGCGTCCCGGCCTTCTTTCCGCATATTATAGGGAACCCGCTGTTCGGACATTTTACCCTTTGATTTCGTGCTTTTCCGTCTCTGATTGATAAAAACGGAGTCCGCGTAGAAATCAAGAGCTTCCTCTGCGCTGGTCCCTTCAATGGTATCATCGCCTTCAACACCGTCTCCGTCCAACTTCATGCGGAGCCCGAAGGTGATTTTCTCTCCTGCCTTTTTCGCAAGCTCGGTCTTAACCTGGATCATGGCATCCTTGCCGGTGCCCATGAACTTGCGAAAATATTTCTTTTTGTCAGCTTCAATAGCCAACGACGGAGACCACCTCTGTACTGCAAGGTCTGCTCCTGTTGCAAAATCTGTTGCTGCCATAACTAAATCTCCTGTTTACAGCAGGAGCTACAGTGCGCCGGACAAATACTTTTCTTGGTCAGCGTCAGACAGATTGCCAATTTCAGCCTCAGATAAAACTTTTGAGAAATCGCCTGGCTCTTCTCCGCTGCCTGGTACGCTCGTAATTGACCGGAACTCTCCTGCCGGTGAATCTTTCATTTTTTTCATAAGCTTGGCCGTGATCTCTTTTTCAAGCTCCGGCCTAAGCACCTTTTCTAATTCTGAACGAACACCAGACGACTTGCGTAAAGTGTCGATCAGTTTCGTTAATGAAACAGCGCCCTTTCCCAGCGGGATCGGTACTTTGCCACCGGGCGGGATAATAAGGGTGTCCGGTCGGGACAGTACATGAAGGTATTGCTCATCAAACCCAGCGTTAACGGCGGTGTTTACAAAGGATTCCATTGTTTCCTTGTTATCCTCTGCATACAATTCTGGAATAGCCGCCTTTATTTCTTCAACGCTATCGTTGATAACCTGGCTTGCCCTGTCGATCCGTCGCTTTTCAGCAAGCTTCGACTCGTTCTGGGCAGCACTTATCTTGTTGTACTCATTGAGTTTATACTGATACTTAATGGCCTGGTCTGGATCTTCATCGACCATTTCGGCAAACTCGTCGCCGGTCAATGTTTTGAAATCCTCAATCCAATCTGGCTCATCAGCCGGTGCAGACCGCAAAGCTTCAATTTCAGACGTTAGCTCTTTAGTACTGGCCTGGGAATCACTCAATGCCTTCCGTAAATCTGTCGTTGCCTTTCGCTCTTCTTGCAGCGCTGGCAACGGGACGTATCCTTTGGGCGGTGGTTGGGTGTAATCTGGTTCCGTCTCAACTACCTTTTCAGGTTCTTTATCAGATTCCTTTTCTGGTTCTTTGGGTTCATCGGCAGTTTCGTCTTTCGGCTCAGGGGTGGCCGTATCATCACCCTGTAACGATTCGCCTTCTTCACCCTTCAACTCTGCTTCTGTAACGTCTTCACCATCAAACAAAGGTTCAAAATCAATAACCTCTGCCTCATCTGTTAATGCGCCTGCACGATCATCTGCGCTCTGAAGCCCTGTCACTGTTCCAACGTCTTCTACTACTGCTTGTTCGCTCATGTTTACATCTCCTTTTAATGCCTCGGACGAAGGCACCTGCCGTTTTCGGTGGGCAGGACAACGAAAGTTTTAGCCGTATCGCTCGGCCATGCGCATAAAAAAAGGCCCGAATTAAGAGAATATCTCTTAACCGGGCCTTGTAATTACCTTTCGGGTTACTTGGTAATCGGTTTTCTAATTATAAATTTTGGGTGCTACGTTATTCTAATCTCCCCTCTGTCCGAATGCTCGAAATTCCAATTCCGCCTTTCCGTAAATTAATTTCAAATATCAACTTCCCGGTTTTGCCATCTCTTATCCATTCAGACATGGCCTTTGCTATTTGGGAAATTGTTTCTTGCATTGTTTCATAATTTAAATCATGTGTCAAGTTATATTTCATTTGCCGCCACCAAGTTCGTCGTGCATCAGCTTGATAGCGTCCCGGTGAACCTGCGCAACAGAAAAAACGTTCCGGTTAATCGCAGCAACATCCGTTATTTCAGTTTCAAACTCAGTTAGCGCCGGCGGATTGTCGAGTTCTTTGACAGCGGCATCGTATCTATCTGCATGTTTCTTGTATAAATCGTAATCATCAGACCGGTACCCTATCTGTGCCATGGTGAAATTCAGGTCAATATCATCAGGGAATAATTTAACCCCGTGCCTCGCCCATTGGACAGCCCTGTCAGCGTATATGTCTTTTTCCGTCTCAGACCATCTAGAAAGGTACGATTTTGCCATTCTGAAATAAACCCCTGAATACGTCTGCATTTCTTGCGGTGATACCACGGGCAATAACTCAAGGCATTTGGTGCCGCATTCTATGGCCTTTTCAAAGTCCCTGTTTGCCATGTGAATATCAACCATGTACTTTAAAGCTTCGTAATCTTCCGGGTTCTCAAATAGCCTTTTATTGAGCAGTGCCTCTGTTCTGGCATACTTGGCTTTCATTTTCTCAAGACTCAGGCTGTACCCGCAATGGTTAATAACTATGTCCGTCATGCCGGAAAATCCGTCGTACCTTGGCTGGTTATGAATGCAGTGCTCGTAATGGATACCAGAACTTTTCCTGAAAAATCTATTCCC